CGTATGAGAAGAGTCTCGTACTTGCTAACCTAGTTAAGAAGATGGGCATGACAGGCAAGAAAGGCGATACTATCAATATCCCTGCTCCTGTTCGTGGCGAAGCTGTAGCTAAGACTTCAGGCACTGCCGTTAGTATCCAAGGCAACACTGAAGGCAACGTACCTGTACTCATTGACAAGCACTTCGAGTATTCACGTCTCATTGAAGACATTACTGAAGTACAGGCTTTGTCTAGCCTACGTCAGTTCTACACTGGTGACGCAGGTTATGCACTTGCTCGTCAAGTAGACACTGATCTACACGCACTTGCAAAAGACTTAGGTAACGCACAAAACTCTTACGTTAACACAGCTTCGTTCTATTGTGATGCGTCTACAGGTCTTACTGCTTATGCTACAGACACAGTTACAACAGCAGATGTCTTTACTGATGCGTGTTTCCGTGACTTGATTCAAAAGATGGACGATGCAGACGTTCCTTTTGATAACCGTTGCTTTGTAATACCGCCTTCATTGCGTAATGCAATTATGGGTGTTGATCGTTACGTGTCTTCTGACTTTGTTAGTGGCGCACCTGTAGAAAATGGCAAGATTGGTAACTTGTACGGCATTGACGTATTTGTATCTACCAACTGCGCTGTTTCAGAAACAGCTTCTGCTAACTCAGCGGGTGGCGAACTCAAAGCTGCATTGCTCCTCCACAAAGACACGTTCGTGTTAGCGGAGCAGATGGGTGTTCGTTCGCAGACGCAGTACAAGCAAGAGTGGCTTGCCAACTTGTATACTGCCGATCAGCTGTACGGTGTTAAAGCACTCCGTCCTGATTCTGCATTTATCATGAACGTAAATGCCTAGATAGGAGTTGGGGAGGCAGTTCTTCGGAGCTGTCTCTCCTTTTCTTTATGAGTAAAAAAGACCCCAGAATAACCAAGTTAGGCGTTAGTGGGTATAACAAGCCAAAACGTACTCCTAACCATCCTACAAAGAGTCATGTTGTTTTAGCAAAATGCGCAGACGACTCAGTAAAGACAATTAGATTTGGACAACAAGGTGTTAAAGGCGCAGGTAAAAATCCTGACACAGCATCCGAAAAAGCAAGACGCAAATCATTTAAAGCAAGACACGCTAAGAACATCGCTAAAGGCAAGTGTTCCGCAGCCTACTGGGCTGACAAAGTTAAATGGTAGGTGATAATTATGTGGACTAAACCTTCTTATAAACAAATACGGCTAGCCTTTGAAATTACAATGTATTTCAAGACTCGATAGGACTAAATTATGACAGTCATAGTAACCAAGAATAGCTCTACCGCTGCAGCCGTACCAAATACGAGTGACTTGGTTAAAGGCGAGCTTGCGGTCAACGTAACTGACAAGCGTATATTCACAGAGAATGCGTCTGCCGCTATTGTAGAGCTAGGCACTAATCCCTCTACCATTACAACCACTACTGCGACTGTATCAGGCACTCTAACAGCCAACGGTACTTTTGCATCTAGCAACGCAGTTGTTACAGGCGGCACAATTAACTCTACGCCCATCGGTGCTACAACCGCATCTACGGTACGAGGTAGCACAGTAACGGCTACTTCAGGCTTTGTAGGAGGTCTGACAGGCAACGTAGTAGGTAACGTCACAGGTAACGTCACAGGTAACATTACAGGCGTTGTTACAGGCAATGTAACTGGCAACGTGACAGGTGATGTCACTGGTAACGTCACTGCCTCATCAGGTACTTCTACGTTTACTAACGTCACTATTAACGGTGGCTTAGACATGAATGCCGGAACATCGGCAACCATCACCAACCTCGCGTCTCCTACTAATACTAATGACGCAGCTACTAAAGGCTATGTAGATACAGCAGATGCTACTAAGTTAAATCTGTCTGGCGGTACTATGTCAGGTGCTATCGCTATGGGTGCGGCTAAGATTACAGGTTTGGCTGATCCTACCGCAGCGCAAGACGCAGCAACTAAGATATATGTAGACAACTCTGTACAAGGATTGGACGCGAAGGCATCGTGTCGTGCAGGTACTACAGCCAACATTACGCTAAGTGGCGCACAGACTATAGACGGTGTGTCTGTTATAGCGGGTGATCGTGTATTAGTTAAAGATCAAACTAGCGCAGAAGAGAATGGTATTTACGTTGCAGCAGCTAGTGGATGGGCGCGTTCCGCAGACGCAAATACTTGGGACGAGTTAGTCAATGCTTATAGCTTTGTAGAAGACGGTACAGCTAATGCAAACAATGGCTTCGTAGCTTCTATAGTGGCAGGTGGTACGTTAGGTAGCACAGCAGTTACTTGGGTTCAGTTCTCAGGAGCGGGTCAGGTTATTGCGGGTGCAGGTATGACCAAATCAGGCAACACGCTTGATGTAGGTACTGCCGCTGCTTCGCGAATAGTAGTAAATGCAGATAACATAGACTTAGCAACAAGTGGTGTTACAGCAGCTACATACAGGTCAGTAACTACAGATGCTTATGGTCGTATTACAGGCGGTACTAACCCTACTACTGTTAGTGGTTACGGATTAACAGATGTCTTCACTAAGACAGAAATCAACACATCCCTCGCGACAAAGCTAAACCTGACAGGCGGTACAATGTCTGGCGCTCTAGCGATGGGTACTAACAAGATCACAGGAGCAGGTGACCCTACTGCTGCTCAAGACGTAGCCACAAAAGCCTACACAGACTCGATACTAGGCAGTGCTACCTCGGCAGCTACATCAGCCGCAGCAGCAGCGACGTCAGCGTCTGCCGCTTCTAGCTCTGCTAGTGGCGCAGCTACTTCTGCTACAAATGCAGGTAACTCAGCTACAGCAGCAGCTAGTTCTGCCGCAGCAGCAGCAACTACTTATGACAACTTTGACGATCGTTACTTAGGTGATAAATCATCTGACCCTACTGTAGATAATGACGGCAACGCTTTACTAACAGGCGCTTTATACTTTAATACTTCGTCTAACGCGATGAAGGTCTATACAGGGTCTGCGTGGGCAGCAGTAGCTCCTACAGCAACCTCTGTAACTGTTTCTCAGATCAGCGACTACAATGGAACAGCCGCAGAGCTAAACTACACTGATGGTGTAACAAGCCCTATACAAACTCAGCTAGACGCAAAGGCTGTGTATCCAAGTCAATCAGGCAATGCAGGTAAATTCTTATCAACTGATGGCACTGACCCATTATGGGGAGACGTATCTGCAAGCCCGACACTCGAAGCAGTCGCATCTGGAACACTAGCCAACGGTGATACGGTTATTATCAATGCTGACGGTACTGTTACAGCCGCAGGCTTGGTGTCAACTCCTGTTCCAATTATTGGTTCACAAGTAGAGTTTGAAGCAGGAAATACAAGATATATTTCTTCTTGTTATGACACAGCCTCTAACAAAGTAGTAATTGCCTATCAAGATTCCAGTGACTCCAATAGAATTAAGGCTGTTGTCGGCACTGTTGCAAGTGGAGCGATTACGTTTGGTACTCCGGTGAATATAGAGTACGGTTTATGGACATCAATCGCGTATGACGCAAATGCTAATAAAGTAGTCGTTAATTATCACAAAAATGCAGTTAACGATGGAGTCGCTCGAGTTGGCACTGTCTCAGGCACGTCAATTTCTTTCGGTTCTGACAACGTATTTTCGAGTGTTGAAATAGGCCGTAACGCTATTTGTTTCGATTCATCTGCGAATAAATTAATAATTGCTTATGAAGTTCCGGGTGACAATACCATTAAAGTGCGCGTAGGCACAATTTCGGGTACTAATATAACATTCGGCGCTGTAGCTAGCACTGCTGCACCACAAGGCGCATCGATAGGTCTGGTTTATGATGCAAACGCGAATAAGAGCTTGTTGTGTTATAGAGGAACATCTAATTATGGATACGCTGCTGTAATTTCTGTATCAGGAACGACTGCTTCTATAGGAACGCCTACTGCATTTGTCTCGGAAACGGTAGCTGACCCTTATGCTGTTTATGATTCATCAAATAATAAAACTTTAATTGTCTGGAGAAAAACTAGTACCAGTTACCTTGCGGGAATAGTCGCGACCATTTCAGGAACTAGCGTGACATTCGGTACTGAAGCAATTCTTGTTGCCGGGGGTAGTTTTAACTTGTCCGCTTCTTTTGATACTGTTGTTAATAAAGCAATAGTGTCTTTCTGGGATGCTAGTGCAACCGGCACGGCGGGGTCTATTCAAGCCACAATTTCTGGCACTAGCGTTACCGCTACTTCAACAGTGACTTACTTGTCTTCATCAATTCAATATAACGCATTGGTGTATGACCCAGATTCAGCAAGAACGATATTTGCTTTTGGTGATGGTGGTAATTCTTATAAAGGAACATCGCTTCTTTATTCTTCCACAACTAGCGCAACAAACCTGACCTCAGAAAATTACATTGGCATATCTGACGCTGCTTACTCCAACGGCGCTACTGCAACAATACAGCTAGTCGGCACAGTCGATGATGCTCAATCAGGTTTAACCGCAGGTCAGTCGTACTTTGTTCAAGACAACGGTTCTATCGCACTAACACCTGCAACGACACCAGTGTTTGCGGGTACGGCTGTTTCTGCCACTAAGTTATTAATTGGCGAGAGAAATGAACTTCCGTATCAAACAGGCAACTCTGGCAAGTTCTTAACTACAAATGGAACTGTGGCATCTTGGGGAGATACTTCAGCGGGTTGGACGCTAATAACCACAGTATCAGGGACAAATGCTTTAACATTTTTATTAAGTAATGTTTTAAGTGATTCTTATTATGACTACATAGTAGAAGGAAATTTAGACACAAACTCTACATACCCTAACCCAATAGGTTTTGAGTTTATAAAAAGCGGTGGCTCATATCAAACAAGCGATTATAGGCAAGTTCACTACGGAAGCGAGTGGACAGGAAGTAGCCTATCAACCAGTTATTCTCAGTCTCAGTATTACAGTCTTTCGGGACAATATTTAACAAATGGCCCAATGTATTTAAGAATACAAATCGCAAGGCCACAGACCTCTTCGGGCGGCAATGCTTATATATATGTTCAATCACAAGTTAATGCTTTATACAGCAGTGAGCCAAGGCCTATATTATCTAACGGAGGCGTAAGTTCTTCACAAGATTATATTGGTTTACGAATAAAAGATTTTAGAAGCGGCCCTGCTACATTAACAGGCTCAATTCGTGTCTGGGGAAGGAAAACATCATGAGTATAATTAAACCTTTATACAATGCTACAGCAAACGGCAATGTAGAGTTTACAGAAGCAGAATACGAAGAATATGAAGCGAGTTTGCCGCAAGTAGAAGTTTCGTATCAAGAACATTTAGAAAGAACAGTTCGAGCAGAGCGTAACTCTAAACTAGCAGAGACTGATTGGACGCAAGTAGCAGATGCTCCAGTAAGCAAAGAGGACTGGGCTACTTATCGTGCATTGCTTAGGTCTATACCAGAGCAAGAAGGATTTCCTAACGAAGTCACTTGGCCTGTAGAACCTTAGCAGTTTAAAAAGGTAGTTAAAAAATGGAAGACCGCTTAAGCAGAGTAGAAAAGAAGATTGACACATTACAAGAAGCTATCGTGTCCTTAGCGCGTGTTGAAGAAAGACTTGTCACTGTGTTTAATAGGCAGTCACATATTGAGACTAAAGTAGACGCTATAGAGAATAAGATGGACTGTTTAGCTGAAAACATAGCCAGTGCAAGGACAATGGAGCGTCTACTTTGGATAATACTTGTTGCAAGCATAGGCGCTGTTTTTACATACATAGGAAACTAGGATGACATATTTA